GGAATCACTGCTACAGAATTTGAGATTCGCGGTGGAGGCACCCTAAACGTCAACGGCACCAATAACGCCAAAGCGTACACTGCCACACTTACCCAAACTTCAGGCACCATAGTTCTTGACGGTGATTTAGTACCGTCTGCAAACTACTCAGAGGACATTGTTAATCGGACCATTACCCTAAGTGGCTCTGGGACAGAAACTTCTCTTGAAGGGCTTAAAGGTCTCATGCAAGTGGACTTCGAGACCGCAGGAACCAGAACTAACTACACGAGCACCGCCCGATTGATAACGAACACGGGCTCCTCTTTGATTATTGATGCCGACGTGGAAACCTTGTCTTTTGCCTCCGATGTGCCTTTCCCAAACTTCGACTATAAGGGCACATTGCAACTTGGACGCAAAACAACATTTGGTGGCGTCACAAAATATTCCAATGGCGTAGCTCTCATTTTTAACCGTCAAGGTGCTAACGACTCAGGAGGAAGCAACGGGGGACGAGCATTTGGATCATCAGCGAATGGTTCATCGTTCATTGGATACGGGGGAGAGATTGTGTCTGCGGCAGCCGTCTGCTTCTGTGGCTTCACGAGTCCACAGCGGAACGGATCTGTACTGATTGAAAAACTGGAATTCTTCGGGAGATTAGCTGCTAACGGAACCGCAGCACAGTGTCGGTTTGACAACGCAGCAGGGCAGTCGGTTGTCGTGTCTGGCATAACCTTTCGTTCAGCTTTGGATGCAAACGACGCCAACCGTGGGATCGTCCTTTTCTCCACCACATTTACAAGTTTCTCAGGACGGTTTCTCTCGTTTACTCTCCAAAGTTTTCTTTATCAAAGTAGAGGACTTCGATTTGACAACCTAGAGTTCGCTGACAACTTTAGACAATATGACTTAGCTAGAAACGGAGGTGGGGAAGTTCTGGCTCTTGTAAATAGCGACCTTGCGTCGTCTGCCAGCATTCAAAACATCATCTCCGCTGACTGTCACTTTGCGTTTCTAGGCGAAGCACATATCAGCGTGACTAACACAAACAAGGTAGCTGTTTCTACTGCAAAATACTACATCGCGGATAACGACGACGGGCAACGGGCATCACCCATTGGAGACACCCAAGACATTGCAGGCCTGGTTACAAACTACGGAACCTCTGGCTCAAACATTTATAGTGATGTTGTTGATGCTAACGGCGAAGCCACTGAGATGATCCTGTTGTCCACGAAGACGGCCAACACCGTACATTCTGACTACTCAAATAGTGGCTCGCTGTCGGATGAAATGAATATCTTCGTTATTGACTACCTGTACAATCTAGATTCAACAAGTGCGGTGCTTAGGGGCTTAGGCGGAGCGAACGTGGACTTTATTCTGCCAGACGACTTGATGGTAACGGAGGCGAACAAGGCAATAGTAGATGCTTATACAACGATTGATAATACACAAGAACTTTACGATAGAGCAAAAAGTTATTTAGTAGATAACTTTCAAGGAGAAACAAATACTATAATCGGTCGTTCGGGTAATCAGGTTGAACTAGGAGGAAAGGCGCTAGTGATCAACGCAACAGCTAGCACAGTGTTTGCCTACTCAAATCCGACGATCACAATTAAAGCGTCAACTTATACAGGTGGAGCAACGGCGACGACTGGATCAGTCACAACAACTAACGGCGCACTTCTAAACGGTGGTACGTTCGATTGTGACGTAAATTACCAAAGCGGAGCAGGAACCACAATCACAGGCATCACAATAAATGGTGTTTTAGACTTTAACACCGCAGGCAATTACACACTCGACGCTTGCACTGTGGCGGAAGTCACGAACTCCAGCGGCGGCGCCGTTAATATAAGCCTAGCCAACAACGCAACGGTGACAACCAACACAGGGCCTAACGTAAATATTGAGCAAGCCGTTACGATAGCAGCACCGAGCATTATCAACGGCTCAAGGGTTCAGCTCTACAATGTAACCAAATCCGCCGAGCTAGACAATAGCCTAGTGAGTGGCGGCGCTGGATATTCGTTCGATGTAAACCTATTAGGTGGCACAGCGGACAGCGGCGACGTGATACGGATACGGGCGACTTATGCGGTGGGTGCAGTGGCTAAGATAGAAGCAACGGCAACGGGTGTGCTCAGCGCGTCGGGCTTGTCCTTTTTGCTGACGCAATCCGATGACACGACATATAACACTCTCGCTATTGATGGATCATCGGTCACGGGGTTTACAGCGGATTACGTTGATGATGAGGTTGATATAACTGTAGCCTCGAATTTTAGCCTAGCCTCATTATATGCATGGTGGACCTACAACACGACCACAGCGCAAGGGATTCGTGATTTTTTTGGTGGATTGGTCGCTGAGGATGTTGCCAACTTCAAAATAAACAATTCTGTTGTTGATGTCTTTTTAGACAACACCACAACCACGGAAGTTTTCGCAACCGATAATCGCCGACTCTATAGGGCAGACGGGGCGCGACCGGTCAAAAATCCAACCACAGGAGGCGGCGGCGTTGACGTGGAATGGAGAGAAAAGGTCTTGATAGCTAACATTGACACGGTAATAGACGCCAATATCGTCAAAGTTAATGGCTACACCGTCAACGGTGAAGGCACCGAATCAAACCCATGGGGTCCATCGTGAGCAATACAACTTTACAGCGTCAGTTTTATCCCTTCCTTCGCGGTGAGATATTAGCGGAGGGAGAGCAGACCGTTGACGTTGCAAAATGGCTACAGCAACAACTCCCGCCAATTGCTCACCGCATCAGCGAGGGGATAACTTATATGGTGGATCACAACGCCACCAATTTAGCCGACGCCGCTACCGTAAACATTGAGCTGACCACAGGCGCGGCAACCGTACACATTATTGAATCAATAGCGGGAAAGTCAGACTTTGATTTTGAGATATTGGAGGAGCCAACGACAACAGGGGGGACACCCCTGGACAGCTACAACCGCAACCGGGCAAGCACCAACACCGCAACAGCGACCGCTAAGAAAGATGTGACGGTCTCAAGTGATGGGACGATTATATCTAAAAGCTTCATCGGTGGAGGCGGTCAAACCTCTTCCGCTTGGGGGGGATCATGGGGCGCGTCAGGGGGCGGGCAAGGACAAGACTTTGGAGGGGGGGAGTTGATCTTAAAAGCCAACTCAAAATATGTTTTTCGGTTCACGTCAAGAAAGGCGGCAAATAAAGCGAGCATAAGCCTAAACTGGTATGAAGTAACTTGAATATGCAAACACAACACGATAATGACGGCATGGAGACAAAACGCGCCATCCTTCCCTTCCAGGTCAAGCTCGCAGGTGATGACACTAGCGACATAGGGAAGTTTGAGGGCTACGGGTCAACATTCGGCAACGTAGACTTAGGCGGCGACATCGTAGAGCGTGACGCTTTCAAGGCGTCCTTGAGCGAGTGGAGGCAGAAGGGATTGATGCCGCAAATGCTATGGTATCACGATCCACAAAAGGTTATAGGCGACTGGTTAGACATGACCGAGGACGAGAACGGTTTAAAGGTTCGTGGACGCCTATGGGTCCATGGAGATATGAAGGTCGAGGAGGCCATTAAAGCCTATAACGTGCTGAGAGGCACAAGCGTCAAAGGCTTATCCATCGGGTACAGGGTCAGAGACTATGAAACCCAACAACAGAACGACGGCACAGTCCTCAGGAAGCTAAAAGACGTGGAGCTAATGGAGGTTAGCGTGGCACCGTGGGCAATGAACCCACAGGCCGAAGTTACAAACATTAAACAGAAACCAAAAAGTAAGCGTGAGATTGAAAGGGCACTACGGGATGTAATGAACTTTTCTCAGAACGAGGCTAAGGCGTTTATCGCCAGAGGCTTTGCTGGTCTGGATCGTGATGATTCGGAGTCTGAAATTCTCGCATCCCTCAACAACCTTTCTAAACTCATGGAGCAATAAATGTCCGACGAAGTAAAAAGCAAGCTAGACCAAATCGGTCAGGCTTGGGAAGCAACTAAGAAAACCCAAGACGCTATTGAAGCGAAGCTTGAAAAAGGCGAAGGAAACGCCGCCGAACTAAAACAACAAATGGATCGCATTGACGGCGATTTGAATGAAGCGCTAGACATGAAAAAGCGTCTAGAGTCATTGGAGGCAAGCACTAAACGCATCGCCGACAACGTAGAGCTAGCACACAGCAAGGCCGAAGAGAAAGGCGTTGATTTGGGTGTTTATGCCTCAGCCCTTAAAAAGGTGAAGTTGGCCGGCAAGAGCAACAGCTCACTAACCGAAGCCGAAACTAAAGCCCTTCGCGAGAACGTCGCGCCTGATGGTGGCTACACTGTTATGCCTTTCATGGGTGACATTACAAAAATCATCTTTGACACTTCACCCGTCAGGGCTTTAGCGTCAACCGTAACCATCGGATCAGACTTGTACCGTGGATACTTCGACGACGACGAGATTGGTGTGTCTTGGGGCAATGAAGTCAGCTCTCTATCTGAAAATTCAACTCCCGACATTGGCGAGCTAAACATTAAGGTGCACGATCAATTCGCAGTCCTTAAAGCCACAGAGTCACTATTGGAAGACTCAAGTTGGAACCTTGCCGCTTGGTTGCAAGAGAAGGCCCGCGATAAGTTTGGACGCTCCGAGGCGACTGAGTTTGTGGTTGGCAATTCTACTTCACGTCCTAGCGGTCTGTGTTCTGCTGATGCCAAGACTTCAAACGGTGACGTGTACGAGCGTGGCAAAGTTGGCGCTAAAGTAACAGTAGGAGCCGCAGCGATCACCTCTGACGAGTTGCTAGACCTTCGCGCATTGCTCAAGCCTGCCTACCGCTCCAATGCTAACTTGTGCTTCAACCGCAAGACTGAGAGCTACCTAAGAAAATTGAAGGACGGTCAATCCAATTACCTATGGCAGCCTTCATATCAAATGGGCGTACCCGATACTCTCATCGGCCAGCGTACTGCAATCTTTGAAGATATGCCAGATATCGCCACAGGTGCAATCTCTGTTGTGTTGGCAGATATCCGGTCAACCTACTTGATTGTCGACCGTGTAGGCATGAGCGTGCTAGAAGATCCCTACAGCTCATTCCCACAAAGGCTCTGGAAAATTCGCCGCCGCGTAGGTGGTGGAATCCAAAACTTCGATTCTATCAAATACTTGAAACAGGCGTAACAAGACCATGGCAAGCAAAGACTATAAAAACCAAACTAAAAGCGTGGTCAGCATTAAACCGCAGACCGCCTCTGGAAACGTCAACGGGCTAGAGGTTGATGCCAAAGGCTTTGAAGGCGTCACTCTCAAGCTTTCCGCTGCTGCTGGCTCCGTTGCTGGCACCGTAAAGATTCAAGAGTCAGACACCTCCGGCAGTGGCTACGCTGACGCAGGCGCCAACGATGTTATAGGAACCCAAGGCGTCGCTATTGTTCAAGATGACGTTGTGACTATCGGGTACATCGGCCTTAAGCGCTATGTTCGCGCCGTATTCACTCACAGCGGCAATGGTGACATATGCGGCGTGTTTGATCTTGAGTGTCCTCATGTCGGCAAGACTGGGGCCAATAGCTAGTGTTCAGGGCGGTCAAGTCACTGGTGGCATATCCCGATGGTGTGACGCCTGTGCAACTTACCGAAGGGGAAGAGGTTAACCTCTCCCCCGCCTTTTGCGATTTCTTGCTAGAGCGCAAATTGATCCAAAAGCAAACTAAACGAGCAGCTAAGAAAAAATGAGAAGCAAAGTCACAGGGGCGCCAGCGCAGGAACCCGTCACTTTAGCAGAGGCTAAGGCATCGCTAAGGATAACGACCACCGACGAAGATGCCCTTGTGACTCAATATATACAGGACGCTCGCATTTATGCGGAGCGAATCACGGGGAGGAAGTTTATCACCCAGACGGTGACTTCCTTTCACAATGGTTTTGATGAGAAGAAAGAAAATTACGAGCCAGGCTTTCGGCGTGGGCTTATAAGCCAAGCCGAGGCGGGGCAGACGCTGGAGCTAGACTTCTCCCCTGTTCAATCGGTGACATCACTTTCTCAAGTGCAAAGTGACAACTCTGAGGTTGTCGTTTCAGCCTCACAATATTACCTAGACAACTTTGACGATGATATGAGATCGTATCTAAGGAGTCAGGACGGAATCACGGACGGCACGCGAAGCACCAACAGCATAAAGGTTGTTTATGTGGCAGGCTACGGGGATAACCCTAGCGACGTGCCTAGCGCTCTGAGGCGTGCTATCATCGCTATGGTGGGTTACTTATACACCAACAGGGGCGACTGCGACATGGGAACCTGCGCGGGTGAATGCGGGGCGGATAAGATGTTGAAGGGATACATTCTTGAAAGTCTGCGCTAAGGATTTTACCGAACAGGTCGCTATTGAAGCGCTCACCCTCACCTCTGACGGTGCAGGGGGGCAGACTCAATCATGGACGCTTAGGGGCAATGTCTGGGCGATCATAGAACA